AAGGCATGTTCCGTAGTTAAATTAATAAGGTGGCCTATGCCTATTGTCCATTTACCACAACTATCACGGTAAGCCTTGTAGCGCTCGCTTTCTTCCTTTTTTAAAAAGTTAATCGTGCTTTGTTGAATCTGGGGTTGCATCTTCCTTTTGTTCTTCTTTAATAAATTCAACAAGCTCAGTGGCAACAGCCCCTATTACTACTATTACAATGGCTAAGGTTGGATTTGCCATAATGTATGTGCTTACCGCAAGCAATCCTGTAACCCCCTTGAAAAACATTGATAATCGTAATAGTAGCTTGCTCTTACCTTTGCCATAGTTTGCTAGTTTGAACTCCATATTATAAGCCGTTATGTTCGATATGATCGTTTTCTTTTGTCTTAAAAATCTTTCTCAGCGCCCAGTTGGTGAAGAACGCCGTTACGCATATAATTATAGTAGTTACTATCGTGGTTAATATGCCTGCTGGTAGTATTCCAGTTGCTATACCACCAAAGTAAGTAATAATAGACCCTGCTATAGCGAGTATATTTAATTGTAATTGGTGCATCTTATATAGCTATTATGTCCATTTGTTTATATTTCTTTTTTTACGTCCTGAATGTCAGTCTTTGCCTGTGTTTCGGCTGTTTTCGCTTCTGTTTCAACTTTTGAAACTGCTGTTTTAACCTCAGTTTCAACTTTATTGAATCCAAATAGAGATAACAGGTAGTAGAATAACTTTTTCATAGTTTTATCTATAAATAGATTCATTTTTCAAAAATCTCTCTGAATATTCTACATGCCTCTTTAATATTAGCGCAAGTCAAAAATTCCTCAACTATTATCAACTGCGTTAGAGCTTCACGCTCCAAAACATCTATTAAATCAATAGCGATGGACAAAAATGTTACATCGCAACAGTGTAAATACCCATAAATAGAACTGGAATAGTAATCCCACTCTATCTGTTTACCTATAATGAAAGATTCATTTAATATTGTCTCAGTTATGCCATTTACCAAGTGGTAAAACTCATTATTACTATAGTTTCCAGCCAAAAATTTCATATTTGATAGTAAATAGTTCTTTATTTTATCAATATTTGCGCAGGTTTCAGCGCTTTTTATTTTTTCTTTCATAATTATCTAATAGTAACTACTATAAATATGACAAATAAAGAACAATTAGATATTTTCGATTCTATTATTATTAAGAATTACGATAAAATATTGCATCATTTCAAATACCACATCTATACCAAGCAACCAAATTACCACGATACGATAGAGAGCGCTGAAGATACTTTTCAATTTACCTACTGGATGGTAAGGCGTTCTTTATTAAAAAAAGGAATAAAGGCCAATACTGAGAAGGACTTTCTGAACTACTTTTATTCGAGTTTGACCAAGAATTTGATTAATAACAACCTTGTTATTAAAAAGAAAAACAAGCACGGCGATAAGTATGTATTTGAAAAGGTTGATTTAACTAATGATAATGAGGGGTTCAAACAAGCTGAGGTAACCTCCAGTGATAAATACGATCTTGCTTTTATTGCGTTGGATGCGTTCGCAAAAAGGGAACTTTCTAACAAGGAATATCAAGTTTGGATTTTGTTTTATACGGAAAAGTTTTTAAAACAAAAAATCTCTCCTTTTGATAAAAAGAGAAAAGTTACAACCAAAAAAGACGTTATGCGAAAAGATTTAAATATGTCAATGAAAGAGTTCAACACAAACTTAAAAAACGCCAACGCTTATATCAAAAAAAACTTTGATATAAGAAAAGCTATGAATGATTTACCAGAAGAAGATTAATAAATCCTCACTATATAAAGATCAATTAATCCGTTGGATTTTATAAGTAGTGCAGTAAGGTTGTAAATTATTGTGATAGTTTAAAGCGTCTTGCGCCCCATTTCTACCACTAACCCCGTCAACGTTAACGACCCCGTTAGCAAGCGAGGTATAAACGGCGTTGCCATTCGACGGACTATTATCAGTTGGCTCAGTATAACCGCCTCCCGAACCACTTGAAAGTATAGGTAATTGTACCTGAAAGGTTCGTAAACCAGATTCAGCGCTAGTATTTAAGTGTGATAATTCACCACCTACCTCATTAAATGTAAATGTTTGGGTATTACCATTTATATCCGTGCAACCGCCTATCCCAATGGTAACCCTACCATTAAGATTTTGCGTACCATTATTCCCGTTGCATAGGGCAAACCCGTCAAAATAATCAAGTCCCTTTCCTGTATTGTCAAATAGAGGAAAGCCGTTACTATTTGTGAGACTTCCTACATAATCGAACACCTCACCAATGAATCTATTATATCTTTGGCTTAGTTTTTGAAGCGTCTTTGAGGTATATGGATTAAATTCAATATAAGAGGTCGCAGGAATAGAATTTGTTACCGTTATTTGCTTTGTGCTTAAAGCTGGCAACTCAGTTCCGTTTTGAAATTCCAAATCAGTTACAATTTGAGCGCCCTCGCTTAAATAGCAAGGATATGTTGCGCTAGTAACGCCAGAAAAGTAAACAATGTCAGTGCCATTTGTTGAGTTGTTTAAGAATACATAACCAGCGCTAATATTAACGGTGGTAGAAGCGGTAATAATATTACTTATTTCACAGCCAGACAGCACAAAGCTTTCATTTGTGAACCTATAAAGGCTCGAAAAATAAGCATTATATATTTGATCTTGCAAACAGCCTACAACTTCTTCCTCAAAAAGAGGAAAACCGCCAGCCTGAATTGGAGTTATAATTTTGTCCATTTATTTTTTTTTATCAATTCTATTGTTAATAATAATTTATCTCCCAAGTTACCCCCGCAATTGCATACTCATTTAAAGTAGCCCTTATTTGAGGCGTTGAACCTGAATATGTATTAGGAACGAATACAGTAAAGTCTTCCTGATAAGTCCCTCCAGATATTCTACTGTTTAAAAATGCCGTTGGTTGTGATTCTTTCCTACTGTATATATAGACAGTTTTATACGGCTCACTTTTACCATATATAAAAGTAGAATTATTTGTCGCCCCGCTATTATTTACAATATAAATATAAGGGCTTGTTACGGCGCTTATAATGGTGTTGTTTAAAATAGCAGTTAATACTATTTTCTGACTATTATAATGGGCTTGCTGAAAAAGCGAGGGAACGACGCTATTAAACCTATAGTTATGGTCATTTTGCAATGGAGTTGATAAAGCGGATAACCAAGCGAAATGTATTGGAGTGCGCTTGTCAGGTGGCATAAGCGCTTGCGTGGTCTGCGTATAATCAATTTGAAAGACGTTCTGAGTTGCCATTTTTTTATAGGCTTAATTGCATTGTAATTGAATCAAGTAAAGTATATCCGCTTGTCTGCTCACCAATTATATAACCTGCTTGGGTTACATACGTCCTAGTAATGACAGGATTACCAGCGCCATAAGGAGTTGAATAATTACGAGCCGTTACCGTTCCAAATTGAACGTCGTCAACTCCCTGCACAGATAAAATTGCCGTTTCGAGCCTGCTTAAATAAATTGTACCATCAAATGGCATATCAAAAAGATATTGATTGATTGCATCTATAACGTTTTGTTGTACGTCTGCTTCAACATACTGCCCATTGTAAAATATTTGAGCTGGAATATATATCTGGTCGGCAGGGTTGCTACTTACCACGATATTTATTCCACAAAAAGAAATTGCATCAAGGTAAGCGATCAAACCATTGATAGGAGAACCTGTCATAATTGGCGTAAGACTTCCAGGAGTACCACCAGCAACTTTTACAAGAACATTCCTAGCGTCGTCCTGCGTTACACTACACTGCGTAACGATAGTAGCTCCCGTGTCTATTACTGGATAATAAGGTTGGTAATTACTGTTTAATTGAACTGTATAGCCATATTGGTAATTTAAAACCTGTTGTTGCAACCATTGGGGAGTTCCAGGGGCGTTTTGAAATAGTAGATTTTGAAGTTGCGCCTGAGTTTCATCCCACATTTGTTGTTCAATTTGATAGTTAACGGCAGAAATAAAAGTCCAAAGCCTGTAATAACTAGTCTGTGATGGACTGTTGAGGTTGGCAAGTATAGCATTAGCGGTTATAGCCGTTAATATTGCATTTTGTATATCGTTTACGCTTTGAGCCATTACTTAAATAGAATATTGAATAGTAGTACCTGAAAAAGTACCGCTAGTTGGATATAAATAAGTCGTGGTATCACGATAAACTGTTTCATATTCCATTATGAAGTGGTAAATATTGGAGTGGTTAATATCCTGTTGTTCGCTCTTTCTGGTAAGCTTATTAAATCCTTGTTGCTGGTAACCTTGTAAAAGCCCGTGTACTTTCTCTTTAAGGCGTAGAATAGCCAATGAATTGTCAGTATATACTTCAGTTCCTAAGTGTATTCTGACAGTAAAAGGGTCTGTCTGTTGAACATTCAACCCAAGTTGATTGTAAGTAATAGGCGTAAATTCTATGAAGACGGCAGGCGTTACTACATATTCTTTTACTTTACTGTTTTCCCCTTCATCCCCCAAATAATCGAACTGGCTATTATATATCCCTATCTGACATATTTCATTTTGGGAGGAACCAGTTATTGTTTGTAGCTGGCTAGTTATAGCCGTGTATATTTGATAAATCATTTTTTAAATAGAATCGGGTGTAAATGTTTGATAATTCTTTTTGCGTTTGCGACTTCCAAAACTCTGCTGTTTCCTAAAAATTTACGTTTAGGTAGTCTGCTTGTGCCTTGGTTATGGTACAAACCATACGCCACGGGGTTTGAAATAGTAACCTTATTTCTTCCAATAATAGCCTTAAAAGACTTCCTTAATAATCCAGTGGCTACAAGCGTAGGCTGTCCGTTTGGCCTTTTCTTCGGCTTCCACTTTTCAAATACGCTATCTTCAAAGCCCTCTTTATTATAGTTGTCTTTGAAGAACTTCAAAGATTCATCTTTTATTTCTTCTAATAGTTTTGGCTTTTGCTTATTCCATTCAGCTATTTTTTTATCGAACTGAAACCCCTTACCAACCCTCTTAATAGTAGCGCTCATTTTTTGAATTATAAATAAAACTTATTTATAAGGAGATGAACGAAATAATTAATAAAGGACAAACGCCAACAATTCTACTGTATGGCGACATTGGAGTTAATGAGGATGGTACTGGTATATCTGGGGCAAGGGTCGCACAAGCTATTCTTGATCTTGAAAACAAAGGCTATAAAACCCTTGACGTAAGAATTAATAGTAATGGTGGTAATGTGATGGATGGTTATAGCATTTACAGCGCCATAAAGGAAAGTTCGATGTTTGTTACTACCTATAACGATGGTATGGCTGGCAGTATAGCTTCTATTATTCTTTTGGCTGGTAGTAAAGTATATGCACAGCCTTACAGTTCTATTTTAATCCACGAACCATACACAGAAGCTACGGCAACGGATAAAATAAAAAACTTACTTGAATCAACTAGAGCGTCTCTTGCCTCTATGATTTCTACGAGGTCAAAATTGCCACTAGATCAAGTTGAATCATTAATGAAAAAGGAAACAATTTTTACGGCACAAGAAGCCAAAGAACAGTACGGGCTTGTTGATGAAATACTACCTATAGATAATTTCACCAAAAAACTAGTAGAAAATTCAGTTTTAAAAAACAAATCTATTTATACGCAGGAAAATTGTGCAGTTACTATTTATAACGCCTGCAAATCCATAATTCAAAAAAAACGAATGGACAAAATAACAAACAAATTAAAGCTTCAAAATGAAGCGAGTGAAGACGCGATAGTAGAAGCTATTGAAAAGATTCAAACCAAAGATACTTCTATTGAAACCGAAAATACAGACTTGAAAGACAAGCTGGCTTTACTACAAGATGAGCTTAAAGCTTACAAAATAGAAAAAGAAAAATCTCTTGATAGAGAGGCGCTAGAGGTTGTTGAAAATGCAATTCAGTCTGGAAAATTCAAATCTGATGCAAAAGAATCAATGATAATTCTTGCAAAAAGTAACATAGAGGCTTTTAAAACAAGCTTTGGCGCAATAACGCCCACCGTGGTAAACAAACAAGCGGTAAAAATAACTGATAACATAAATTCTAATAATACAACTAAAAATTATATGACAAACAACCTTGACCTAGTAAGAGCTAGTTGGTCTTTTAAAGACTGGAGAAAAAACGATCCTTCAGGACTTAAAAAACTGGAAAAAGAACAGCCAGAAATGTACAACGCACTATTAGACATTTTCAAAAATGAAGTTAATAGTAACATCAAAAATTCAATTCAGGAAGTGAAGTTCTAAAAGTAACATCTCCAAGAAAAAATAATCAGACAATAATATTTAAACAACAATACAATAAAAAATGGCATTACTAAAAGAAATATGGGTTGAACAGATACAGGAAGTACTTTACCCTTCCAATCTATTCACCCAGTACGCAATTGATTTTTCGAGTTTTTGTAATTACAAGACAGTTCACGTCCCTTTCAATAACACTGTACCTACTATTACTATTAACCCAACCAGTTACCCTATCAATGCTGTACAAAGAACTGACGTAGACTTTACTTTCACAATCGATGGTTACGCAACCAACGCATTTTTCGTAACTGATCTTGAGCAGGCTCAGATTTCGTACAGTAAGATGAACTCTGTTATTTACAACACTGTTCAAACTCTGCAAAAAGCAATGGGCGATTATACCGCTAGTAAATGGGCTTCTACAGCTTCAAGTGCAATTACAAAAACTTCTGGTTATGCAGTAACGGCGTCAGCTCCAGGGGCAACAGGTTCAAGAAGCGCAATAACTTCTACGGATTTGATAAACCTAAAAGCGCAAATGGATAATGATAACATACCTGACGACGGACAACGTAAGTTGCTACTGCCTGTTGCTATGTATTACGAATTGCTTAACGATCCATTCATTAAACAAGCATATTCTTATGGCTCTGCCGTGTTACCTGATGGTACTGTTAAGAACATTATGGGATTTGATGTAATGAAACGTCCTACTGTTTGTTCAATAACTTCAGGAGGTTCTGTAAATGCTCTTATTACTGGATTTAGTGGTGGTACTGCAACGGATAATCTTGCTGGTATAGCTTGGCATCCACAATATACCGCCATTGCAAAGGGCGCTATTGACTTGTTTTATCAAGCAAACCATCCATTGTACCAAGGTGATGTAATGAGCGCGCTTGCTTTATTTGGAGGTACTTCAATAAGAAAAGACGGCTTGGGCGTGTATCTTATCTCTCAATAGTTAAATAATTTTTAAATAAAACTCTAAAAAAGGGGAGCGGTAATTACTTCTCTCCTTTTTTTTTAAAAAAATATAAAAAATGGCAATAGCAAAATTAACATTTAACAAACAGTCTGGCGGACTTGGTTCACCGTTGCCTGGTCAAGATCATTATTCAGGGTTTATTACCTACAATAATAGTACTCCGTCAGGTATGACCGTGAGCAACAACCAAGCGGTAATTTACCAATACCAAGATGCAATAGCATTGGGTATTAACAGTACTTCATTCCCTGTTGAATTTTACCATATAACTGAGTATTTTAGAATGCAACCACAAGGGGTTCTATATGTCTCTTTTAATAAAGTTCCAACAGGTTATACTTTTAGCGAGGTTACGGCTTTACAGTCTTTTTCCAATGGTAGCATAAGACAGGTTGCCGTTTATCAAAACAGTAAGTTATTTTCTACTTCTGACGTTTCGGCGCTTAATTCTATTGCCTCAACTTTGGAACAACAATACTACCAGCCTCTTTCTGTTCTTTATACGGCAAACTTTGGAACGGGTTCAACTTCTACTTACACAAATGTTTCAACCCTTAATTCTGGCTTTGTTTCGGTTGTTATTGGGCAGGACTTGGGGGGTACTGGTTACTCTTTATTCACGGGCTTAACATCAACATCAACCACGGGAGCGACAGTAAGTAACATTGGTTCTGTTTTGGGTTCAGTTTCATTCGCTCAGGTATCAGATAATATAGGTTGGGTTGGTAAGTTCAATCTTGATGGTACAAACCTTTTTTATGGCACGTTAGAGAACGATAGTATCGGGTTTATTGATGGGTCGCTTTATCGTACTTATTCACCTTCTGCTTTATCCGCTTTGGACGCTAACGGCTATATATTTATGAACAAGCAAGTGGGTTATGTTGGTTCTTTTAACAGTTCTGATAATACATGCACAAGCTCAAGTTCTTCTTATGATTCTATTCATAACAACAGAACGATAGATAAGGCAATAAGGACTTTAAGAGTGGCTTATGCCCCTTATTTGAACTCTCCTTTGAACTTTAACGGTGATGGTACATTAACCAGTGATACTATTTCCGCTTTTGAATCATTGGGCGAGGACGCTTTGCAAATTAATATGCAGTCTAATAATGAGATTTCTGATTTGAGCGTTACTATTGATCCATCTCAAAATGTATTATCTACTGGTAACCTTAGTATAAGTATGTCAATAATACCTATCGGATGCGCTACTACAATAACAGTAAACATAGGCTTTGTAACTTCTATTTCATAACTGTGTCATAAATAGTAAATAATACAATCAATTAAATTTATAGAGGCGTAAACAGCCTCTTTTTTTATGCCATTTCACGTGTAAAAACGCAACTTATTTATAAGTAAAAAAGAAATGGCTTTAATAAATGGTTTAGAAAATTACGCTTGGGGCGATGGCACAATAAATGTGCTTGGTAACCAGATAGTAGGCGTTCAAAAAATATCTTATACTAAGACGAGAAAAATAGAACCCATCTATGGGGCTGGCTCAAAACCTATTAGTTACGGTTATGGCAATTATGAGTTCACGGGTAAAATTACGATATTGTTTGACACATTACAACAACTTTTAGCTCTTATACCTACCCGAAATTTAATGGATATACCTAACTTTACAGTGGTATATTCTTTTCTTTCTGCTAATTTATCACCTGCGCAAGTTATCCTAAAACAGTGTCGTTTCAAAACTACAGGGTTTGACATTGCACAAGGTGATACAATGATAGGCGTTGATTTGGAATTGGTGGTAGCTGACATTCAGGAATAAAATAAATTTTAAGAAAACTGTTTTTTTCTTCATAAAATGAAGTTTTAACTTTTTTCGTAATATTTATTAAAAACAAACAAAATGGAAACTTATACAATAACTATTTCGGGCCAAACTGGACAACAGTATTCTTGCATTCTAAAAAAAGAAGTGGATAGATTTACACTAAACTCAGTATTGGGCTTTATGATGCCATTAAATGGTAATCCATCTTATATACTAGCTGGTGATATTCTGCTACAAAAACAGTGGTTGGACGGTGATTCAGAGATTAAGACAAATGAATTTTTACGCAATGGCGCATGTATGCAGGCTATACAATTAGTTGAGCTTGCGAAAGGCGAGCTAAAAAAAAATTCGATAGAAACAGAATAAGCGATAATGATGAAATAAGAAAGCAGAATGCTTTACTATCTTATATGTTTCACATACCATTCCCAGAGCAATTAAGCGACGACGAATTTGCCGACAAGTGGGAGCAATTAGTATGGGTGCGAACAATGGAAAACAAAAAAGAATAATCTTTAAAAAGGAGAGCTGTTTTATTTTTAAGTGTATAACATAATTCATAACTGTATAGCATAACTGAGTTTCCTCCACTCAGTTTTTTTTTGCCCTTTAATTAATGATACCACGAAGTTATTTATAATAAAAAAGTGGCTTCAGAAAAAGTAAATTATATTATTAGCTTGCAAGATAAGTTCAGCCCTGGACTTAAACAAGCTCAAAGTAACCTATCAGGTTTTGAATCAAAAGTAACTAAACTAAACAATCCACTTAAAGGACTTATAGGGACTTTGGGAGGGGTTGGGCTTGCTTTGGGTGCATTCGCCGTTGGTAAAGAAATATTGCAACTAGGCGCAGATATGGAGACCACGCGCGTAACCTTTTCGACATTCTTAGGCGACATTGGAAAAGCCAATGTTTTAATCCAACAGTTACAGACTTTCGCTTCCAAAACTCCTTTTGAATTTCAGGATTTAAAAAAATCCGCAACTTTACTGTTAAACTTTGGGGTTTCAGCAAATCAGATATTGCCTACACTAAAAACTCTTGGTGACTTATCTGCTGGTAGCGCTGAGAAACTTGACAGTATTACTAGCGCCTATGGCAAGATACTATCAAAGGGTAAAGCTGACCTTGAAAGTTTAAATGTACTAGTTGAGGGTGGCCAAATACCTATAATGAAACAGTTGGAAAAGCAGTATGGAGTAACGGGCGCTGAACTGAGTAAAATGATTACTAACGGTAAAGTTGGCGCTGGCGATATTCAAAAAGCTTTTGTTGGTATGACCTCCAAAGGTGGTATGTTCTTTAATATGATGGATAAGCAAAGTCAGACTTTACAAGGGCGCTGGAGTACGCTTGTAGATAATCTGAAGAACAATGGTATAAAGATAGGTGAAAGTTTAATTGAACCCTTTGGTAAGATAGTAGACGCTGGCAGTGATGCTATACAATGGCTACAGGACAATTGGAGCAATTTAAAAAGAATATTTGCGCCTCTAAAAGAAGCATTCCAACCGATAATAAATATTTTAAATGACTTACAAAAGCGTTGGCAGTCATTTAATAGTGATGGCAAAGGTACTGAAAAAATATTTAACGCCATTGGTGCGGTTATGAGTTGGCTTGCACCAGTATTTAAGGCTCTTGGAGATATAATATTTACGGTTTATGAGGCCGTTATGAAAATTATTTTTGCAATGATTGATTTTGCGGATAGAAATAAAATAGTTATAAGGTGGTTACTGTCTCTGTGGACGGTTGCAAGAAACGTATTTGTTGGCATTGCCAATATGGTAAAAGAAATATTTGGTGGAGTTGGCGATATAATTGCAGGTGCATATAATGGCTCATTTGAGCAGGTTGCAAAAGGTACTGCCAATGTAGTTAAAGCCATAGCAAATAATAATGCGTTTACCATTGGCAAGGAAGTAGTAGACGGCTTTAAGGAGGGATTTGCTTATGACGGAAAAATAAAAGATTTCTTTGGAGCAAAAAAAGGAGCGGGAGCAAAAGATGAAACCATTGAACAAATGGCGACAGATGCGGGCGGTGGTAAAGGTGGCGGTTCTGGTACTGGTGGAAAGCTTGGGAGTGATATTGGCAGTATAAGCAATGAGCGCGCTCACGGTGGCAATGTGAGTATAACGATTGAAAAGTTAATTGATAAATTTGAGATAACAACAAATAATATGACAGAGAGCAAACAGCAAATTTATAAACTGGTTGTTGAGGCTTTGGGTACTGCAATTAACGATTCTCAGAGATTACGACCTGCGTAACTAAGTATTATTTATATGAAATGCCTTGTAAGCGTTTATATAAATGCCTTTTACATTACCACCAGAACAGCCAGCTAATAATAAAAGTTTTAACCCATTTCCAAAAGGTACTGGAACGGTTGTATTTGACCAAGCAAAACTTACGCTTACAAGTTTGGGTTTGCCTCTTATAGTTAAGAAATTTCAGAACCAACAAGAACAAACCGAAACAGACACCCCTCTTTCTACTAGTTATATTGGTACGCCAGTATTCGTAGACGTTCGACTTTATCTAAATAGTGATACCTCTTTTTTGCATCCAGTGATATTGCAAACGGTACTGGTTGATGTACAACGTGAGCATAATGTTATTAGAACTTTTGTACAGGGTAGAGATTCATCAATTAAGGAATATATAAACTTGGGCGACTGGACGATAAATTTTAGGGGATTGTTGTTATCACAAACTCCTGATGTTGTGCCATTGACTGACACAAAGGCTTTAGAATATATGCTAACACAAAACCAATCTTTGGTGGTTGTTTCTAATTTCCTTAACAACATCTTCAACATTCATCAAATAGTAATTACAAGTGAATCTTTTAAAATGGTGGAAGGTATGCTTAATGCAATAGCTTATGATTTTTCGGCTTGGAGCGATGCGCCTTTGTCTTTACAATTAAAATAACATGTTTAATCTCAACAGTAAAATAACTATAGGTACTTATGTATTCGACTTTGTAACTGATATTACTATTAAAAGTTCGTGGACTTACCTAACGGACATTTGCACCATTATAATTCCGAAAAAAATAAACTTCAATGGCAAGCCAATTACAAATGGTACAAACAGCATTTTTCATAATGGCCAACGGGTAAAGATAGAACTGGGTTACAATGGAGTTTACGCAACTTACTTTGATGGTTATGTTAAAACAGTAAACCCATCACTTCCAATTACTATTGAATGTGAGGACTTAATGTATATTTTCAAAACAAAAAGTTTTTCAGCGAGCTTTAAAGATACAACCCTTTTACAACTGGTAAATTATATCATTTCGCAATATACAAGCTCTACTTTATGGCCTGCACTAACAGTAAGCAAGCAAATTCCTTCAATTGATCTTGGTAAAATAAGATTAAAGAATGTAACGGGTGCGCAGGTCTGGGACATGTTGCGGAAAGACTATGGAATAAATAGTTTCATTCGTGATGGTATGCTATACGTTGGACTTGCTTATTATCCTTCATTACAACAAACGGTAAGTTACGCTTTTGAGGACGTTATAATTGAAAATGATTTACTATTTCAAAACGCAAGCGATGTGAAAATAAAACTGAAGGTGGTTAACATCAATACTCTTACAAATAAGCAAACAAATTTTGAAGTTGGCGACGGGGATGGCGAAGAACGCACTTACTATGTTTTTGATATGCCTGACAGTTCTTTGGCGACTATTGGTAATAATGAGTTGCCAAAATACAAATACACGGGCTTTGAGGGGAGTTTCACGACCTTCTTAATGCCACAGGCAAGACACCAATACGTTTGCAATCTTTCATCCAGCGCAGTACCTGAGCGTAATGGTAACTATTTGATAAAAGAAGTTGAAACAAGATTTGGAATTGATGGAGGCAGGCAAACCATTACAGTAGATCAAAGATTAAGCTAAAATGAATATTCAGGATGCAATTAAGATATTGGCAAGTGACGATGAAGAAACATACTCATTATTGTGTACCGTTAATTCGGTTGATACAACCAATAACGTATGCGTGGTAACGCCTATAAATGGCGACCCTCAACTGTTTGACGTTAAATTCTCACCTGACAATACTAACACTGGCTTTGTTGTAATTCCTATGGTTAATTCTATTGTTATGGTTACTTTTTTAAGCAAAGAAAATGCTTTTATCAGTATGTTTTCTCAGGTTCAAAGTTACTCTTTAAAAACATCTACGGACGATTTAAACCAACTGTTAAAAGACTTGATAACTCAAATTAGTAATGTTGCAACCGCTTGTTCTGAAATAACAGTAATAGCTTCATCTTTTGGAGCGAATACCACGCAACCAGCTAATTTAGTAAGCTTCACAACTGCCGTAACTGAATTAACTACAATCTCAGGTCGGCTTGCCAACCTATTTATATAAAAAGAATATGCAGGCACAGGATTTTTTACTTGATAGTAATGGGGATTTATTAATTGAAAACGGGGATTTTGTTGTTGGCGCAAGCGATCCACAAAATATTCAAGATACAATAAACGCTTATGCAGGATATTGGAAGCAGTTCCCCACTCTTGGGGTTGGTATAGAACAGTACTTAAACTCTCCTGGGCTGGCTGGTGAATTAAAACGATTAATCACGGTGCAATTACAATCTGATGGCTTTACTGTTAACTCAATTACAGTCGATCAATTTTTTAATGTTCAAATCGATGCCACTAGACAGTAATTACCTACTTAGGGACGGACAAAATTTATTTGACGTGGCCACTTTGGTTTATGGCAGTCCAGAATATGCCTATCAGTTATTATTGGATAACTCAGGAATAACCGCAATCAATAGCGCGACAACTCAATATAGTTTGGCTTACGATTCTACTGTTATTCAAAATAACGTAACTCTTAATGTAAGTAATAACCCTTCGCCACCTTCGGCCACTACTTACTCAACTTATGAAGCTCAGAGTTTATTTGATTTGGCATTACAGGTTAATGGCGACGTATCAACGGCCTATCAATTAATGATGCAAAACGGTTTTAGAAATATGAACGCCAACGTATTTAACAATACAATAGCTCTGCCTAATGGTTATGGTAATGTTAGCGCTCAGACTTTGGTAACTTATGTAACCACAAAAGGGATTAACTTTGCTACTGCCTATCCTAAACTAGCTTTTGGAAGTGGGTTTTCCTCTGCATTCGACCAAAGGGCTTTTCATTGAAGACGCGCCAATATTTTTTTTGTCGTCTTAGCCAATACCTCTTTTTCTTCTTTACTGATACCCTTAAAGTAAGGGTGTTTTTTTGTAAAAACTTCATTCGTCTTACCTACGTTATTCCTAAATACGGGATCAACGTCTTGCTTTGATATTTTTTTATTTAACAGTAAGTTCCTGTTAACGATATTCACGGGCGTTACTGTCGCTTTTTCAAGTGCGATAACGTAGCAACGACAGTTATAATCACAAGGAGGAAAAAAAGTAAGCCAAAAATCATCTCCTACAGGTCTAATAATATCATTTAATAAACTATGGTCGTGTCTAACTCTACTATCTTCCTGCGTTTTATACTGTAAGAATGGCTTTGTTTCCTTTTCTGATTCTATCGTTTGCCACTGCCGAAACATTTCACCGCTTCGCTTCGTGGTATCGAACTCAGTCTTTAGGTGAGTATCATTGTATAACTCATTTATTTTTTTTGCCTGTTCCTTAAATGCCTCAAAGCTTATATTTGGGTTTGCTATTATTAACTGCCTTATTTCTTTCTCATTCCAAAACGCTTTGTGAACTGCAAATTGAGTTAGATTTTCTTCTACTAGTAAAGTCGTTACTTTGGTTTCAGCTTCAAACTCTTTTATTAGTGCGGATGCGATAAGCAAAGCAAGAGATTCATCAACAATAGAATCGGGTTCTTTTTTGTTGTAAACGTCCTTTGCCATTTGTTCGGCGTGAGCGTTTATAGCCGTGAAGGTTGAGCCAGTTACGTAATTGTAAATATTAGTTTCGCCACAACAACCGTTTATAGTCGCTGTGGCTTCAGAAAATTTAGAGGTGAGTAGTTTTTTAGTTCATCTTCGCTTGCTATCTCTTGTTTAAATTGCGCTGGTTGCGCTTTTGCCTCAACGGGAGTACCATACTTTTGCAAAATATAATTAGTTGGTATATCATAATAATCTAACAGTTTGCTGTCAAAAGCAAATTGTTCATCAATGGTTACCTTTTCGGTATTATCAAACTGAAAAAACAAGTTCTCAAAGCCCAACCCGTGAAAGCTCATTAATGGTAATAGCTTATCATTAACAAGCCTTGTTATAAATTGCAAGTCAGCTGAGCAGTATTCTTCTGCCGTACGTTCGTGTACTTCTGATTGGCTTCTCGAACTACCATTATCGCTTACCATTGTACCGCCAAGAACAAGTTTAGATATTTGTTCGTCAATATAACGCAACAGCGTCTCGAACATCTCTCCATTTTTTACTTTGGTTTCTATTATCTCTATTTCATCCCCTTCCGCAAACAAGCCCCAAGTACTGTTACCCATATTTTGTAACATGTTTTGCATGTTGTTGCGTAAAGATTCGTCCAGAATATTTGCAGTCTTACCAATTCTTAGAGGTACTCCAAAGCGTGAAGTTAGTTCCGCCCACGCTTGTATTGCCAATTTTTTATATAGAACATAAGGACAGACTTTATTTAGCAATCCTAATTCGTGCCTATTTTTATAAACGCACTCAATCACCCATTCACTAATAGCATTATTTGGGTCATTATAATTTGTTCCCGTAAATTGAGCGTATGTATCAACTATTATTTGAAACTCAGGGCGTACATGTTGCCTTTGTACAAGTTCAACCTCTGTGAAGTTACCGTCTACTATATCGGAAAATTGAATTAGTGAATGTCCGAAATAGGTTGAATCCAGAGCCAAATCCATAAAGTTGAAAAACCAACTATGTTTTAATAGTTCCGTTTTATCAAACAGCTCATTACCTTCCTTATCTACTACTTTAAACTCCTTTGATAAAACTTTATTTTTTCGTGTTGAAATGAGAGAAAACAAATGAGGGTCGTAAGTGATACAATCGTTATATATCATTAGCAGATTATAGCGGGTTGGGTTAACTATATTTTCCGCCATCCTCAGAGCGCTAAACCACCGTTTAGCATCAACGCTTTCTTGCCTAATTAATTGTGTTGGTATCCACTGTTTTTTTACATCAACCACGGGAGCAGGCTCATTTTTCATTTCCTGCAATTGCATCAAGCTTGATTGTTGTAATGCGTTTTTTATCGGCGCCGTTTTATTAAATATTGAGAATATATCTTTTAATGCCATTGAATCTTGTTTTAAATAAATAGTAGAAAATTTTATGCGAAATAATTATTAGAGCTTAAATAACCCGTTCCGTAACGTATTGACCATCCAGTTTGACCACTTGCGTTTGGAATAGGTGGTAAATTTGCCGTAATATCCCCTTTGGCAACCATCTTCAGCCAGTCAATAGCTTGGTTATACCTCGTTACTCGCAAGTCAGGAACTTGCCTTTGACTTATTCTACTGTGTATATGGTAAAGAGTAATATCAACTGCGTATAATACTATTTGTTGATTTCTATTATCGCCTTGCGTCCAATAAATTGTATTTGATGGATCGTTTGCAGTATTACCACTTAAATTGGAATAGAAGTATAATGTGCTTGCCGTGGTAGATGAATATACCCTGTCTCCTGCATTATAGGTTACAGTATTGCTGTATTGATTGGTATAAGCGAATATTGAACTTGTATCATACCTTTGGGTTAAATAGGAGGTCATTTCTTGCAGTGCCACAAGCTCACCCGCTGGCAGTATAGTATAATCATTATCAGTAATTAAATTAAGGTTGTCGCCTCTTATCTGCTTATTATAATCTGCTGGTTGTAAAAAGTACATTCTATTTTCTTTATAAATAACTCAGCTTATTTATAATCAAAAAGTATGTCCCATCAATTTGAGAAAGGTAAAGCCCCAAAGGGAGGCAGGCCAAAGGGTGCCAAAAACAAGGTTGGCAGTGATATTAAAGAAAAGCTGGCTAAGGTTGTTGATTACTATTTAAAGAGCGATAAGTTTGAATTGGACTTATATAACCTTGAGCCATTGGATAGGCTTAACGTTATTGTTAAAGCCCTACCATACCTAACCCCAAAACAGACTGAAAAGACAATTGATATTACCAGCACGAAAGAAGAACTAAGGACTTGGGTAATAAAGCAAGCCGAACCAAAGCATGTAATAGAATTGCGTGAAAAAGAATTGTTGATTGAAACTATAACAAAAGAAGATGGAAATAAATAAGATATATCTTCCATTGCTAGCAAATCAAGACAGGTATTTGGTATTATTTGGTGGTGCTGGCTCTGGCAAATCTTATTTTGCGTGTCAAAAACTATTATTAAGACTTACGACTGAGCAAGGTCATAGAATAATGGTAATACGCAAGGTGCAAGCTACAATTAAAAGTTCTGTTTGGAATTTACTGTTAAAATTAATTTCTGACTATAATTTAACCTCAGAGTTCACTATATTAAATAACGATTTTAAAATAAAGCACAATAAAACAGCTAATGAATTTGTTTTTTTTGGTTGCGACGACGTTGAAAAATTAAAATCAGTTGATGGAATTACTAGTATATGGATTGAGGAAGCGACAGAACTTGAAAGGACAGATTTATTACAATTAGATTTAAGATTAAGAGGCGAAACAAAAAATTATAAGCAAATAATAATCTGCTTTAACCCAATTAATGAAGATCATTGGTTGAAACCTGAGTTCTTTGACAGTAAAGTTGACAATTGCACCATCGTAAAAAGCACTTATAAAGACAATGCTTTAATTGACTTGGAATACAAGACGGTTATCGAAAAGCGAATGAAAAACGATGAAAACTACTATAGAATATATGGGCTTGGCGAGTGGGGTCGCGAGAGTTCAGAGGGTTGCTTTTATAAATCTTTCCGTCATAGTAGACATGTTTGTGAATTGGAATATCAACCCGAATTACCGTTACATGTAAGTTTGGACTTTAACGTAAATCCAGGCTGTTCAATTACTGTTTGGCAAGCGATAGGTAAAAAGCTTTTTTTGATTGATGAAATACAACTTCCATATCCAAAAAATCATACTGCTGACGTCTGTAGGGAGCTTCGGTATAAATACGATAATCACAAAGCAGGGTTGTACGTGTATGGTGATAGCACAGGAAAAAAAGACGATACTACAAGGGAAAAGGGATTTAACAACTACTCTATCGTCCAGCAAGAGCTTGCTCAGTTTCGCCCGATAATGAGAGTTGCGCTAAAAAATCCCTCTGTGGCTATGCGTTGTAATTTTATAAACGCACTGTTGGATGGTGAGATGCAAGATATTACCATTAAAATAAATACTACCTGTAAAAAGACAATACAGGATTTGAGCTATTTGAAACAGGACGCTGACGGCACAAAGTACAAGGAAATGACAACGGACGATAAGACAAAGATCAAATACCAAAAGTACGGCCATTTTTCTGATACAATAGATTACTTCGTTTGTGAATTTTTAAAAACTGACTTTCATTACTATATGCGTGGCGGTAAAAAAGACTTTCAATCAACTTACGGAAAAAACCCGATAAATACAAAATACAGTTTTTAATTTTTTCTTGATATTTATAATAAACAAATAGAATGGCATTATTACCAACCAGCGCTTTAACGGCAAATAATAATAGTAGGATACCAGACAATACCACTGAGCTTATAAGTGCTTTTGACGTTAGGCAGGAGTTTCAAGATATAATAGACAGTAGCTTTAATAAGCAAACTGATCTAAGTCTTGTTGGACTTACACAATATTCTACTGGAATAGTTTACGCACCTGGAACAACCACAATTTACAATGGAATACTTTACCAATGCACAACCCAAACGCAAGGGACTTTTAACCCTTCAAATTGGACTGTTATTGCAAACTCAAATGGTAATTATATACCTTTATCTGGTAATACAAGCGCAAATCAAGTAAGTGGTACAATACTATTTGATGGTGGAACTGGAATACAATTTGATGGCGGACCTGGTGGAATTACTGGCGACGCTGGCGACTTAACTCTTATTGGAGAGCTTACTCAGTTTACGCTATCTGAAGGAGACACAACATTTACGGATTTTACGCCAACCCCAGTTGGTATAATGTATGGCAGTGATTACTCTACTACGTTAGAGCCGTTAAGCTTAATTCATAAATCATTTGCTGATGGTAGATATATAAAAAATACGGGTGCAATCTCTGCAATTACAGTTTCGGCAAATACATTTTATTCTGGAAGTACAGATTTATCTAATTTATTTGAATCACAAAATAATTTTAATTCTTTTTCTGCTCTAACGAATAGTCAATTAAATACAAAAGCAAATTTATCAGGAGCAACTTTCACGGGTGCAATCTCTGCAATTACAGTTTCGGCAAATACATTTTATTCTGGAAGTACAGATTTATCTAATTTATTTGAATCACAAAGTTCGTTTAATAGTTATTCCGCTGGAACAAATAGTTCAATTAATGCGCAACTTAACACAAAAGCAAACCTAAGTGGTGGTACTTTCACGGGTGCAGTTTCAGGAACTTCGATTTCAGCTAACACCTTATTTTCTGGTTCAACAAATCTAAGTAATTTGTTTTTACCAGTTTCAAATCCATTATATACAGGAATTTTACAAACTGGAACTTTGACTTATTCAGATACTGGTATATTAGAAGCATTAGAAAGTTCTACAAATAGTTATAATCAACTGATAATTCAGAATGCAAATAGTGGAGCAACTGCAAGCTCTGATATTGTAGTTAATAACAACTTGAGTACAGCAAGTTCTTTTTATGGTGATTTTGGAATAAACTCAAGTTCATTTTCTGGTAACGGAAATTTTAATAAATCAAACGCTGTTTATTTATCCTCTACAAATGGAGATTTAACTATTGGAACCACAACAAATAATAATATTCACTTTGTTGTGGCTGGTGGAGTAAATGATTCAATGGTAATATTAAGCGGTGGTACTGTTGGAATAAACACGAGCGGTACGACTGCACAATTAGCAATTCAACCAGGTTCAACCTCAACTGTTGGACAAATAATAAAAGCAAACACTGGACAAAGTGGTGATTTATTTCAAACGTTAGATACGAATAGTAATAAACTATTATATATTAATAGCGGAGGAACTTTAAACGTAACAAACATTTCCAGCAACGCGTCTTATCTTACAATAAATACGGCGACAACAAATACTTCTCCTATTATAATAGGTAGTACTGGTAGTACAATACAGGCTCCATATTTAGGCAATAATGGAGTTGGAACAGTTATGGCTTCTGATAATATCGGTAATATAACCGCATCTTATCAAACTGCAAGTCTGGAAATATCAAACGGAACAATACAGGGTTATTTATCAACGACGGGTAATTGGACGCTCGGCGTATATGGAGGTACGGCAATAACCAACACATATCAAGGACAATTCTATTATGATACAACCTATATGTATTATTTCGTTGCCGACAATACACCCATAAGATTAGCGAGGGTATAACGATGATATTAACGAACTCAGACAATAAGATATTATTAAGTGATAGCAATAAAGTTATTCAACGCATAGTACAGCCTAATACTTTCTCAGGATTAACCCTGTGGTTAAAGGCGGAATCTTTATCTGGATATACCAATGGTTCTAGCGTTACAAGTTGGACAGATTCTAGTGGTAATGGTTATAATGCAACACAAGGAGCTGTTGCTCCAACTTGCGCGACAAATTTTATTGCAGGCGGAAATGGTCTTAATTATAATGCTGTATTTTTTAATATAGCTACTGGACCAACACTTAGTTGTGTAGCTTCTGGTTTTACTTTTTATAATAATTTTACCGTTTTTGTAGTTGCATACCAAACCAGCACAACAGCGAATTCGGCGGTAATATTAGACAAAGGACAAAGCAATTATAATGTAAGCGGATGGTATGTTGACGCTAATGTTTTGGGTTTACAGAAAGGTGGTGGGAGCAACGGAGCCATAGCTGGGAATATACAATTTGATGGAACAGGTTTAAATTATAACTACCTGAATCATTGGAAAGCGTTATCATTTATAATACAGTCAAGTGGAGCAATTACAGGTTGGATAAATGGAGTTTCTGGCGCTCCTGTTCCAGGAATTATGGCGACCGCAAATAGTAATAATTTAATTATTGGAACTTATGGCGTCGCCAATACAAGTTTTGGCGGATATTTAGCCGAAATTATTATATATGAAACCGCTTTAACAACCAATCAAAGACAAGACGTAGAAAACTACCTAAGACTTAAATTTAAATTTTAAAAATATGAATCAATACACAGTTACAGGAAATACAGACAATAGAACCTACACAATTAATATAATGTCAGGTACGACATTTATTGACGCTGGGTTAAATCCAACTTATAATTTATATGAGGTTTGGAGGTATCAGGAGATGTTTACATCTGATTTAACTCAGCAGATAATAATTAAATTTTCTCTCAATTACTATGTTGACCAAGAGCATACAATTTTAGTTCACCCAGAAGGTGTACCAAAGACAGTAACGCAGATTGCTGATAACAGCGACGGTAAGTTTAACTTTTTTGATAATACGCTTGGTGTGCCAGTTCTACGCCCAATTTTTGCAAATGCAATTTGCGACTATATGGGATTGCCAGATTATTTTAATGATGAAGAATTGTTGGGATAAGTAAGGGGATAAATAGAAAATACATGTTCTCCCTATATATGATAAGAGGAACATGTACTTGTTTTTATTATAAATGATAGTGTATATTATTTAATATATAACCTCTTTTCAAAATTATTTGCCATTCAATTAAAAATTCAGCAACAGTACGATATCTACAGTATGATTCCATTGCAAAATCTTTTTGCGATCTATTAAATACTTTCCATTCCGAATTAACAAACTCTTGCGTAACATCACCTTTTTGAACCAAAGGGCTTGCCTGCTTCAAATATTCTTTTTTTGAAATTACAGGGTTTATTGTTTCTGCCATTTTATTTTGTGTTTAAAATATAATTCAATAATTCATCTTTCTTCACAAACTCAGCTCGCAAAGAGCTTTCAATCGTGAAATATTTTTTGAAAAGTTTTTGGCACCTTTCAATAATATCAATACCGACAGTAGATAGTAATGATACTGAATTGAAACCAATTAGTTCATCTTCTACAATTAGATTTAGGGCATCTTCTACAATTAGATTTAGGGCATACATTAAGCCCTCGGCGTCCTTCCTGTCCTCACGGGTCAAAGGAGCATCCAATAACATTGTAATATTATCGACTTGCTTAATTAAGGCACTTGCGTACTCAGTTCCTTTTTTGAACTGTGGGTTAACTTCTTTCCGTGAAAAAATATTATTTAACATTTCACGGGCAATCAGCAATAATTGTTTTTCTTCACTCATTCACTTTTTCAGGCGCAACCACTTAATTGCCTTTTTCTTTTTATTCCTGCTTTTTAAAAATTTAAACAAAAATTTTATCACTTCCAAAAATTTTGAGGGTTTGGAGGATAAATATTTTTTTATTCAATGGGAATGCCTGCGAGTTCTAATGTTTTTTTAATAATAGCATCTTTTATATCTTGCCTTATACCTTGAAAAAAAGGAATAACTTTGCTTACATTTAAAGTAAGCTTGTTGCCCTGTATTACTGAGCCTTCAATACTCAAAATTAATCTTTGGATATCTTTATTATTATAAATAGTCGCCGTCTGCTCTGGCGTTAATGTAATTGCAACTATTGGATGCAATGTTACTTGTGTTAATAATAGGGTAGCTTGTTCTATGGTCATAATTTTATTTTTCTAATAAATAGGTTAAGATTTTACTATTTTTTTAATTGTTTAAAATTTATTTTTGCAATGTGTTTTTAATTTCTTCATTTTTCTCGCGTTCAAACCTTCTAAACATGTGAGTAAAGTATTGTTCGATTGCATTAACTATATACTTTTCACTTTTTCTTTTTTTTCTATTTTTTACTTTGATGTGCCACAGATAATTATCTGTGGCATCCAATCGTGAATAAGTAGCGTATAGATCATTCGGAGAGAAGTACCCAAGCGGGATTAAGTACTTAGAATTATCTTTTTTGCACATAATAGTGATGAATGATTCAACACTATAATTAGTTTCAGATAATATTTCTTTTCTTGTTTTTTCTGTTTTATTTATCCACCACATAATTTTACTATTTTGTTTAATTGTTTAAAATTTATTTTTTGACTGTGTTTTTTATTTAATTTTTTTTAGTTCTTTTTTAAATTCTTTTTTTTCTTCCGTAGTTAAAGTATGGAAGACAGAATAGCAACCCCAATCTATTTTATTTATATTTTTCTTTAAAAATTCAATTGAAAACTTTTTATTAAATGGTCTTTGATAAATACTTATTAAACTCCAATCTACTTTATCTTCAAACTCATTAATAAAGTCCTCAGATAAAGTTTGATTTTCGCAAATCAAAGTCCAATAAACTTTATCTTTAAACTCTCTTATGAAGTCCTCAGATAAAATTTGTTTTTCAGAAACCCATTGCCATTGATAGTTATTAAACTTGTGTGCATGTTCCTTCAAAAATGAAATAGTAAATAGGGAGTCCAATAAAATTAAAGGAAGTCTATCGTAATTTTTCCTAAAAAAATCCTCAGACAAAGTAGTTGAATGAATTTTTATGTTGCAATCCACAAAATAATTTGAGTAAGTTGAAACTACTCGCCAGTCTACTTTATCTTCAAACTCATTAATAAAATCCTCAGACAAGGTTTGATTTTCGCAAATCAAAGTCCAATCAACTTTATCTTTAAACTCTCTTATGAAGTCCTCAGACAAGCATTGATTTTGAGAGATAAATTCCCAATCTTCATTTGAAAATTCACATTCGTATTTTTTTAAACAATCAATACTTACATATTTTAAATCTGGGCTTTGGGCTACTGACGACCATTTAATAATGTCAGCGTGTTCATTAATTACTTCGTCATTGTATCTCATAATTCACTCTTTTTAGGTAAATAGCCTTAAATATTTTGTAACCCTACCAAACCCCCTACGTATACGGACTATAACCTCATTTTTTTAGAGGGGGAATAGAACTATGCTTTTTCTTGAGCGGTTTTTAATAATATACGTGCGTATGTTTTAAAAGTTTCGGCTTGTTTCAACTTTTATATCAATCTGCATGTCATTTCCTAATTTTTTAACTTATTTTTCTTCTTTTTAAAGTGGCAACTCAAAGGAATGTATATTTTCCCTTTGAATAGTTATATTTTAATAGGACAAAACCAAGAATTTTCCAGCCTCAAAAAATAAATAAATTTCACTCCATTCTATTTTCAAAATAAACTTGCATCTCAAAAAATAAATAAAAATCATAGAATGGCTTTTTAAGAGGCTTTTTATGCCTTTTTTGATCTATTTTGCGCTTTTTCTTACATCAACTACAAAAAACTATTTAGTTTAGGAGCGAAAAAGATTAAATTTTTCTTAATCGGGCAGGAATTTTATTTTTTGCCCCTATTTATGAAAAGAAGCGTCTAAAAGTTCACTCAAACAATTGATGTTTTAACAGCAGGCAGGCCGTGGTACGCCTGCTTGTTGCTTTAATAAGTACCACAAAAAAAAAAAATAAGTACCACAAATGAATACTGAGAACATCTATTTTTACTTGCCAGAATCTTTGGCAAATCTTCAAGAACTCTTAATAAATCACGGGCAAGATAATTTAGGGACTTACCACCTTGATAAGGTCGCTTACATCATTCATACGCTGTATGTTAAACGATTTATCAATAAAACATATAGTTATGATTCTTTCATACAACTTCACTCAGATAAGCTTATAGAGCTATTGGGGCGTGATTATTATAAGGCAATACTTAACTTTTTGATTTATCAGGGAATAATAGAATGTAATGGTACTTATAAAGAGAAAAGTTTTTGTTTAGGGTATAGGTTAACAGAGAGGTATAGAAGTGAAATGTTTTATTTAACGATGGCAAATGATTCTTGGTTTATAAATAAACTAAAGGCATTTAATAAATCAGAGCTTAAAACAGATATAAGGCTATATAACTCTTTAAAAGTAAACTTAGAATCTATTCAAATAGACTTAAATAAAGCTATTAAAGAGGTATTAAATAAATTCTATATATCAAATCATACTCTAATACCTTCTAATATTAATTCTATAATAAACAATCTAATCTTATCTATCAAATCTAAATACTCCCTCTTATGTCTACTGACCCCTTCTAAAACCCTTGATATGACTGAGTTTCAACAAGCAAAAACTTTTGGGAGGGGTACTGAAAACATGTCTTTTGAGGCTCTTTTATCCAATTTGTGCGTGATAAGTAAGATATATCACGGTCAGTTTTTCTTTGAAGTGGATAATAAGGGCTTTAGGGTACATACCAATTATAGCAACCTACCAGCTATTCTACGTCCTTATATTACAATCAATGGCAAGAGCCTTGAGGCTATTGACATACGTAACAGCCAACCTTTGTTTTTTGCCTGCTTCGTTAAAAGCTACTACAAAGAAAGACATAGGGAGTTGCCAGAAGATGCAAAGACTTACGTAAGTCTTTGCGAGCAAGGTAAGTTTTACGAGTATATTTTTGATGGACTGACTGAGCAAAAAAGGAAGGAATATAAGCAGGACTTTTTTGGTAAGGTTTTCTTTTGCCAGAATAAACACATGCAGAATAAACTAGCTGATTTGTTCAAAGATAAATTCCCTTCCCTTTATCGAATAATACAGGAACAAAAGAAAGATAATTATAAGGCGCTGGCGATAAATCTGCAAAAGTTGGAATCAGATTTAATTGTTAGGGTTGTGGCAAAAAATATGCTTAAAAAATACCCTGCTATGGAGTTGCTAACCATCCACGATTCAATAAGCGTGCCTAAAGAATATTTTGCAGAAACCCAACAAGAGATTATAAGCGCCTTTAAAAAATATGGCGTCCAACCCTCATTTAAAAAAGACAGATACGACTATTACAGGCTTCTTTTTTGCGTTGACGGCAACGGAAAAAAAGAGATAAAAGAGTTCAATACTGAGCTAAAAAAAGACTTATGTTTGATTGAACTAAAACAAAAAAATAACAACGCAAAAATAGCCTCAATGGAACCCGCAATTTCAAACCCAATAGAATGTTCAACCCCAATACAGATAATGCCTGTAAGCTCGCCTATTGAGCCTCAAATAAAGTCTCAACAAGAAAGAAGGAATGAGTTATTGCAACGTATTCTAGAAAAAGAAAAAAGGGAGCTGGCAGAGGTCGCCTAACTTAATAATAAGGATAGTTATGATGTTCAAATTTTTTCTTTTTTTACCTATTTATGAGAAAAAACAGTTATGGTACTAACAATAAGCTTAATTCTCGCATTTTTCTTTTTCGGTTCAATCTATTTATTACACCTTTTGCGGGTATTACTAAATGGTGTGAAAAAAGGTTTTATTACAAAATACGATTTAAATGAATTGCCAAAAATGGACTCGAAAGAATTTGACAAAAAATACTATATTATACCAATTTACCCAGGGTTTTATTTTAAAAAAGAAGACTTAATTAATTATTTCTTAAAAAAAATAAACAAACAGTTATGAAGTCAGGGTTTTAAGCTGACTTCTTTTTTTTTGCCCTCTATTTATGGATATGACAAAAAAACTAATTGACCTCAATGGAAAAGAGTTAGAAAAATATATTGAGCAAAACGCAGATACATTTGATTGGGAAAAAAATAAGCACAAGTTTTTCGACAAGAAATTAAGCCATTCTTTTATTCAAAAATTCGCTCCTGAGTTTGATTGGGATGTTATCAGTATGCAGTGCGGTTTTGGTTTTTGGTCATTGGCATTCATAAAAAAATTCAGGCATAAAATTAACTTTTTTTTGTTGGAAGAAACAAATAATATTACTATCTCTAACATTGAGGATCAAATTGAGGATAATAAACTTCTAATACGTAGAGCTTATCCTATTCGTGAATATGTTAAAACACTGCTTTTCCAGGAAAACGCAGGACAATAACAAGAATGGTGGTTTATTTTGACCACCATTGAGAATAAGTGCGTATATTGCTGATTCACTTAAAAAAACTCATTATGAAAAAACTTATTCTATTATTCGCATTCATTCTACTACTATTTTCCAGTGCAAAAGCGCAGGTATTTTTTTACCAGAATAGCGGGGTTTACCTTGCTTCAAACTTAACGACGCCCATAACAAGCGCCCCAATAGGCACTGAGCTTGCCGTACAGGTGCAATATGGCGGAACAGTAGGCGGGACTGACACAAGTAACCTCTATGTTTATGTAACTTTGGAAAATCCCTCAAATGGTGGCATAGCTTATAAAGTGGATAGCGTTGAGGTAACGAGCCTTTTAAAAAACCAAATAGGAAGTTCAGGAATTTACTGGTTATATTTCACGGGTGAAATGGTAACATTTACCAATAATAACAGTTGGCTTTACTATTTCAGTTTTTGCACAAACTTATACGACTACTGCGAGTACACAACTGCATATAACTCATTTTACTTCACAAGCGCCATAACAACGGCGACAATAAACCCAATTGCAACCCAGCCAAAGAACGGGACTTATTACGTATATGATGCAATAGGTAATTTCATCAAACAAGCCTCTATGAGCGACTATAAGAGCAACCTTAACTCAAATACCTTGTATATATACAGAGTACTTTATAACGATGGCTCATTTGATTCTGGTAAGTTTATTATTGAATAATAAACTTTACAAAAAGTAAACTTTACAAAAAGTAAACTTTTCAAAGCCTCATTTATTTGGGGCTTTTTTTTCCCTTCACAGACTTTTTAAAAAAAATCATTCTATTTATCTAAAAAACGATAGAATGAATAGTGAAACAATTTTACAAGAAGAAAAACCCTTTGTCGTACTTTCCCTTTTCGATGGCATTTCAGTGCTTCGGCAGGCATTTAAAAATCTTGAAATACCCGTTAGGTACTATGCAAGTGAGATTGACAAGAGCGCCATTAAGATAAGCCAATACAACCACCCCGATATTATCCATTTGGGGGACGTTTGTCAAATCACGGCTGAAAAATTACCAGAAATACCAGACCTCCTTTGCTGGGGGTCTCCTTGTAATAACTTTTCATCACTCGGAAGACGTGAAGGGTTGGCCGAAGGTACAAAGTCAAGTTTATTTTTTGAGGCTTTACGAATATTTAATGAGGTAAAAGAGATTAATCCCAATGTTCTTTTTATTATGGAAAACGTCGTTATGAGCAACGACAACAAAAATATTATTAGTTCACATTTGGGAGTTCAGCCAATTAAAATAAATAGCGCATTGGTAAGCGCACAGAGCAGAAATAGGCTTTACTGGACAAACATTAAAGGAGTTGAACAACCAGTGGATCAAGGTATATTTTTAAAACATATTTTGGAAAACGGATATTCAGAAAAAGAAAAAAGCGCTATTTTGACCTCACAGTACTGTAATAGTATCGGGGGCGCGGTTAGAAGTTATTTCACTCGAAACCGCACAGAGCGACAAGTAATATTTAACCATCCAATGTCATTTGAGCGCACACTTAGCGCATCAACTCAATACCTCCATTACTCAGTAACCGCAACGACTGATAATAAAGTTTATGACTTCAATTTTACTGTCAATAATAACTGGAATTATGCTTACACAAAAAGCTTAAACGAGGAAACAGTACAGGCCATAAAGCCATTCGTTCGGGTTCTAACAATAGCAGAACGCGAGCAATTGCAAAATCTTCCAGTTGGTTATACTGACGTTCCAACAGTAAGCAATACCGCAAGAACAAAGGCTTTGGGCAACAGTTTCACGGTGGGAGTGATAGAACATATACTTTTGAAAATTCCATTTGTGGCAAAATATGGATTGCCTAAAGAACTTTTTACAAAACAAATATTCACTGAGGAAGATTTTAAAAATTTCAAAAAAGGAAAGAGGATATGAAACAAACCCGTCATATTTTAAAAATAAATTCCCTTCAAAAACAAAAAATTGAATTGCAAG